ACACCGGCCTCCCTCCGCAAGTCCTGCGCTAACGTCAGGTAGGACATTACGCCTCGGCCAAGACTTTACGCAGCCAATCCGAACCTTTCGGGTTCTTGTCCTCTACCACCCGGAACGGATACCGCAAGCCGGTCCTGGACGGGTAACGAGTGCTGCGAACGCCGTTCAAGTCCTGATATTCCTGACTTGTGTAACTGATCGGCTTTGCCGAGGCCAGCAGCGCGACATACTTGCGTTTGACGGTCTGCGGCTTGCCGCGGATGATCCGCTGGGGGACGCCGTTCACGAACAACTCGACAATCAGACGGGAGTTCTTGTCAGTGGACTCCGGGATTTCGATTGTCACCGGCTCTTCCATGAACTTCAGGATTTCCGCCTTCTCCTTGAGGGCGGGGCCGTCTACCTTCTGTATCTCGATGTCGCTGATAACAGCCGGGCCCGTGCTGGAGAATTCCCGCGTTCCAGTCTGTCCGACTTCGATATCGTTTGTGTCTAACTTCTTTGCTCTTGGCATTGTTTCCTCCAAAAAAAAGGACGCCGAAGCGTCCGGGATTCCCCAACGGGGGCTATGAAAGTAAGTCTGAGAATTTACCGCTGTACTGCTTAGTGCCGATATGCCCAAGGTCTGTCATCGGGTCCAGCATGACCTTATAACCAAGGTTTCGTATGTCGGCGAAAAACGCCATGTCTTCGCCTCGAAACTTCCCCTCGAATGTATCCACCCGGAATACCGATGAAATGTCTTTGTTCGTCATCTCATCGTGCATCACGGGCGAGTTTTCTACGATCTTCTCCATGACCTCGCGCTGGATGCAGGCGAACCCCAGACCGAGCCCCTGGACCTCCACCATTCCGTATTCATCCTTCCTGAGCCCGTTTTCAGTGTCGTATTTGACGTAGAACGTGGGCTGGTCGATCTTGGCCGCATAGGCCGCGCAGACAACCGGATACAGCTTGGACAGCGCCAGTATCCGCATGAATTGATCCGTATCCCACACCATGTCCGAGTCTATCCAGAACAGACGGTTGGCTTCGCTCGCCATGAACAGATCCACCACTTCATCCCTTGCCTTTGTGATTATCGAACAGTTGGCAACCATCCCCAGCTCGCAATGGATTGACATCTTCTGGCAACGGTTGAAAGTCCCGAGCAGGGACTTGACGGTTAACGGCGGAATGTCGCGGCCGGCGGGAATGCCAACCATCACTGAAAGCCCGTCCATTTTCACGTCAACGCTGTTCATGCCTTCACCAGCAGGACGCCGAGATGGTGGTCGCCTTCCTGGCTTAGACTGGAGACTTCCCAGTAACATTTAAGATACCATCGATAATCCGTCACTTGATCGCCTTTACTGATGGCGTAATCGTAATATTTCTTCGTCAAGAAAAAGAAATGGTTGCCGTGGAAAAACCTTGTGTGTCCCGGGTCGGCCAAGGCATCCTGCCCGATTGGAACGATGATCCCGAACTCTCCGCCTGGCTTGAGGATACGCCAGTATTCGGACATCTCGTCGAAGTAGCCTTTCCAGTCGCCTTGTCTCCCCAGGTGTTCCAGGACATCGTAGGCGCCCATCTCATCGAATGTTTCGTCGTCAAACGGCAACGGGCGCTTCTCCAAGTCCCAGACGACATCGGCCCCGCAATTCGGGTTCATGTCCAGCGTCGTTAACTCGCCGGACCATTCGGGGGCGTTCTTTGCGTAGACCTTCTTGCGGCGGTCGTTCCCACAGCCAATCAGCAAACTTTTCATTTGTTCCCCCTGTCAGAGAGTTGAGTGATGGGCGGTTTGTACTCCCCGGAGAGCCGCCTTCCGGTTGACAGCTACGGTTTCCCGTAGTCGAGTCTTTATGTGGCCGAGAACGGCGTTGCCAACGATCCTGACCCGTTGATGACAACCCGCACGGTCCAGGTGTTTGCGGCCGAGTCCCAGGCTTCAACCATATCGCCCCCGAGTCCGCCAGTCGTGGTGAGGTCCATTGAAATCTTATCGGAGGTCGCGCTGGTAAGGAACGTCATGGCGTCGGCGGCGGCGGTCGAGTCCATGGCGAAACAGATACCGGACAAAACATCCGTGCCGTTGGCCGCGATAACAACAGTCCCTTGAGTCTGGGCGATGTTGTTGATAAGCGTGAACTTCTCGCCAGTCCCGGCAGCCGCTGGCAGCGTAAACGTGTTCGCCACGGTCGAGTTTGTATTGATGAGAACCAGGCGTTCCGCGTGTTCCGTCACAGTAAGACTCAGAGCAGTTGAGGTGGTTGTCACGACACGGCCGGAGGTATCGCACGATCTGGTGATTTCGAGAGCGGTAGCGGTAGTCGCAGCCGCCGTCGCATCGGTCGTGGTCAGAAGGCTTGCCGCTGCACCGGGATCGCGCAAGGTAATGGTTCGCGCAGCGGCCATCGCCCCGGCAACCACGGATACTGTCGTGTCGCCTGTCTGGTCGGTACAGGTGACGGCGAGCTTTCCTTTTGAAGCCGTGGCCGGGAATACGTCCACGGAACCCGCCGTGCCAGACGCGCCAGCGTCAACGTCGGTGCCGTTGATAGTAGTAATGGTCGCCGTGGAGATGATGCCAATTTCCTTGCTTGCCCCCAAGACAAGCGCCTTATTGGCCGCAGCAGTGCCATTAGTGATGCCGTCGATCTTCTGAAGGTCGGTCGCCCCTAAATCATTCAGGGCAACAAGCTCGGATACCGATACATCGGTAACGGAACCGTCGGCATTTTCTCCGGCGATAACGGCACCTTTTTTGAATAAGGCCCGCTCGGTTACGATCAGGTTACGAAACTTTTTCCAGTTAAGCATGGTAGTGTCCTCAGTAGTTTGAATTGTTCAAAAGAAAAGCCCCCAGAACGGGGGCTATCCAGTTGGCGTTACTTACAGGTTTACGAGGTCAGCGGCGAGCGGGGCATGCCGCCGGCAAAATCGTAATAGGTATCGGTTACGGTGCCCGCGCCAAGGTCAGTCGTACCGTTGGTAAACGTACCGGCGATATTCTGAACCTTGTACCCGCCAATCGGGCAATTGTCGGCATCCGGCTCCGGCCACTGTAGAACCGCCGTGCCGGCGGTCAGGGCAGTAGTCAGGACTTCCGTGCCTTTCTTCGTGCTAACCGTGCCGTCCGCTGTTATCTGAACCAGATACAGGCATTTGGTCAGATCGGCCTGCAAGTCGTGGGCGGTGACGGCGATGTTGTCGGTGTCGGCGTAGTGGTAGCAGATACCGTCAATCGCAAAGTCAATGCCCGCGCCATTCGGGGCGGCGGTCTTGATGGTAGCGGAGTTGCTGCCTTCCGCCAGCCCGGCCTTGGACAAGCAGCCGGTAAAACCATGGGTGTCTTGAAACGTGCTCATGTGTGTCTCCTCTTAATGATGAAACAAACCCGCCCGGAATTGGGCGGGTCCGTCAGTAGCGATTAAACCAGGTCGTTCACTCCGCACTCAGCCACAGCCATCCAGCCGTCGTTCAAAACGGTTGACGCCGAGTAGAACTTGGCACCGACATAGCCGGTCTGACCCAACGGGTCAGTCTTGTCCTTCTGGCCGGTCGGGATGACCGTGATGTCGAAGGAGTCGGAACCGCGCAGGGCGACTTCGCCCCAGGCGTCCTCGGCCACCACGATCACCGGGTATACATCGACCTTCGTGCCGCTGGAGTACAGCCCAGTCGTGCCGGTCGCGGCACCGGCATCGGTTATCGGGGAAAGCTCCGGCGACACGATGAAACGGAACCGCTCGGCGGAACCCAACTCGTTCTCGTGGACCGGCTTGCGGCTACCGTATTCCGCGACGTGCTTGAAGCCCGGTAGGTCGCGGATATCCGGTTCGCAGTCGGAGTGACAGAACACCAGATACGACGCTTCCACCGGGGCCGTGGCGTAGTTCGAGGACGGCGCCAGGATGGAGGTAATCATCATCCCGCGATTCGCCATGATCGAACGTGTCATGCGGCGGATCAGGTTCAGCGTGATCGGCTCGTCAACGGTAAGGCGGGTCGTGCCACCACTGTAGAAGTAGTTGGTACACGCCTTCAGGGCACCGTAACGCACCATCTCGCGGACCAGGCCCATACGCTCGCCGACCTGCTTCTTCATCTCCATGGGAATGTCGTCTTCGTAAAGATCGGCAACCTTGTCGGTGAAGCCGTACAGGCAGGCGTACTGGTTGAGGGTGACAGTCACGTCGTCCGGGGTGATGGTTTCAGCCGCCGGGGTCACGCCTTCAGCGGTGATATGAGCGGCAGCCGTTACGCTCCAGGTGTTCGGAGCGCTGGTCGAACCGCCGTAGGGCAGGTAACGGCGGAAAACGATGTTATCGCCGTTGTTCTTCGGCATCTTCTTCTGCTTGCCGGTGATCCCCAGGACTTCATGGGGGATGGAATGGGCAAGGATTTCACCCTTGACCTTGTTAATGCGACCAGCATTGGTCGTGTATGCTTGGGTAGTCATTTAATTCTCCTTAACGCCCTCTGACAGCCTTGAATCCGCTGTCGAACGCGTCGTCATCGGTTAGTGTCGGTGGCTTGGAAGAGCCGGCCCCCTTCGGGACTACAGCGGCTTCCAGCCGTTCTTTGGTTTTCGTGGCGGTCTTTTGCACCTTCTCCTTGGTCGCCTTGTACGCAGTCAGAGCCTCGGCAGCAAAAGCCGCCTTCGGGCTGTCGTAGTACGCGCGTTTATCCTCGGGAAGAGCGAACCACCATTTCTTGAAGTCGTCCGTCTGTAACGTCTTTTCCCAGTCCTTGTGATAAACAGAAAGCACATCCTTCTGCATTTCTTCCTGCAAATGTGCTCGGGTTTGGGCTAATCTCTCAGAGACGCGGGCTTCCATTTCAGCCTGGGTCATCTGGGGAGGTTTTGCTTCGCCTTGAGGCGTTTCCGCCCCACCGAGGATTTCGGACAGATCCTCGGCCAGTTGCTCTGCCAACTCCGGGTAATCGGCACCGAGGCGCTTTAGCGCGGCGGCGGTGACTTTCGGTTTGTTGGACTGCATTTGCTTTAATGCGCCGTTCAGTTCACCGAGCCGACCGTATAGCTTGCGATTCTCCGCAATTACCCTGTTCTCAAACTCCTGATGTTTGGCGAGAATCGATTGATACCGCTCCTCGGCTGGATCGGGTTTGGCGGGTTCGGCTGGCTGTACTTCTACCTGCTCGGCTTCCTTTTCTACTTCTTTCTCTGTTTCCTGAGTTTCAGGGGGGGCGGTTTCGGTCGGCGACTCTATGCCGCGGATTTCATTGAACCCGGCCTCCATGTCATTCTGGGAAGACTGTTCGATCTGCTCCTTTGTTGCTTCAACTTCGTCTGTTGTCGGCATGGTTGTCTCTTCATAAAAAAACCCGCCTAAGCGGGCCATTCAACGGAGGCGTGAGCGTCCGTCACCTATCCGGGGCGTGAAGCGCCGGGAATCCTAGTCGTCTGCCGTATTCCTGGCAAGCGAAAGTATGTACTTCAGTTCCTTTATTCTTCCGCGAAGACTGGCGGTTTCTTTCTCATCCAGATCTCCGTCGTTCTGTTTCCGGTGGACTGCCATGCGATGATGACAGTGGGCCTCTATCTTCAGCCATACGGCGGTGGCCTGATCGCCTTTCGTCAGGACAGGCGCGTCCGGGTCTACTTTGCCGACGTATATCGGGTCTACTGGGTCGGCCGCTATCGCCTTCGTGATAATCCCTCTCTGTGGTTCGATAGCCCTGCCAGCGGAAAAGAGCGCGCGGATACTGCGCCATGCTTTCCGTATGGCCCGCTTTAACCGTGTCGAAAGCTTCAATGTGTCACCCGGTTTGTACCGAGGGCGGCTATTCCTGCAAACACATCATGTATTCTTGACACGCAGTCATCGCAAATGCCAGCCGATTTGTTAACCATCATGGCGTAGGTGTCGTCGCTGCCGACTCCACAGAAGGAACATCTCGCGGTTTCGTCCTCATCGCATTTCAGCAGCCAGTCTTCCACTTCTTGTGTTTGGCTCATGCCTGGAACGCCCGTCCTTTAGGCGCTTTCCCGGCAGGCTCGGTCGGCGGAGCGGCTACCTGCTTGGCGCTTTTATGAAGGTCCAGCGACATAGCTGCCGTGGACAGTTCCCTTTGGGTCTTCAGTTTTGCGTCTGTGTCTGCCTTCTTGGATTTAACGTCCATTACGGTCTTAGCCAGCATGGCCTTTATCTGCTCGAAGTCCACGGACTTCTGGCCGGTGGCTTTCGCCATTTCCACCTGCTGTTCGAGTTGGGCGATCACCAGTTCCGTCTGTCTGTCCTTGTCGGACTCCTGAGCCTCGTACTGCATGCCCATCTGCTTGAATTGGTGATCCATTTGGGCAAGCCTTTCGTCGAGTTGCGCCCGCATCTGGGCGATAGCCACGCGCGGGTCTTGTTGCTGGCCCTGTTGTTGAGCCTGTTTCTGCTGTTCCTGCATCTGTTGTTTCTCTTCGACGGTGTACTCGAAGTTCGACGGCTCAAGCCGCTTGGACTTCAACAGCTCCTTGACCCATTTTTCGGGGTTGATCCCGGACATCGGGTTGAACACGATGTTAGCCATCTGAAGGATGAACTGTTCCTGGGCGTCCCTCTCGACGAGCGCGGAAGAACCACGGGCGTATATCTGGAAATCTCCTTTTTCATCCTCTTCTTCGCCGTACTGGAGGAGGAACGAGTAATACCGCCGGATGTGGGGCTCGGTCACGGAGTCATCGAATAGCTTGGCGAGCCTTCTCAATACACCAGTGGCGTTGTTGTTCAGCATTTGCATGCCGCCGAGGGTATCTGGTGCTTTACCCTGCTGTCCTTGCAGTATCATCGGCAGGCCGGTTATGTCCTCGGCCATCTTCAGCCCGAAATGGATGATGTTCATCAGTTCATTCTGGCGGATGGGGATGTCGATGTACGTCAACATCTTCCTGACGTCTTCCTGGCTCGCTCCGGGGTTCCTGTAAAACAGCTTCAGCGGCGTGATTGCGTAAGACTTATCGGCCGGCACGAGCCCGCCACGGTCCAGAACAATGATTCCGCCGGCAGCCAGGCCGGCGTTATCCATCATGTTGCGCGCGGCGGCGTTGACCATCCTCTGCGGAACCCTGATCTGCCTGGATACACCGATGCCGGCCCACGACCCCACCCGACGCTGACAGCGGAACACGTCATAGGGAAACTCGCCTGTATCCAGGTGGTTCAACGTCACCTTTATCACCCGGTCGTTAACCATCGTGACACAGGCGTCCAGGGAGGCCCCTTGTTCACAGTCACAGCCGGCCGCTTCGATGTCCTCTTTCTCCAGAACACCGTAGTAGTACCAGATTTCGTATTGATTCTTGGTTTCCTTGACCTTCCCGTGGGCGTCTTCAACATTGTTGGACGCCTTCTTCGGGCCTTCCTCGATACACTTGTCTATCTGCTCATCAATGTAGCCAGGAAGCCCCTTGAGGGCCTTTAACCCCTTAGAGGTCAGGTGATCCCGCTCCAGGATGTACGAGCCGTCGTGGATGTTCTCGCCACAGGCGGGGTCGGGGTACAGATCCCACAAGCTGATCCGTTTGGACGCCGGCTTGGTTTCTTCCTTCAGAACTATCTCGCCAACGCCTTCCCTGACGACATACGCCTGCTGTCGGCGTTTGACCGGAACCGGGCCTTTTAGTACGCCGGCCCCCATTTTGCCGGCGTCTTCTATGACGTTTCGGAGTTCCTTGTTGTACTGGCACTCTATCAGCCAGTCCTCGATTCGTGTCTCGGCCTTCTTGGCCTTCTTCTTGGCTTCCTCTATGAACTGTTGGGCCTGTTGCTGTGCCGCCATAACCGCCTGCTGGTACGCCTGGGGGTCGGGGAAGCTGGTCTGCAAAAGCTCCTGATGTTTCGGGTGAAGCTCGCCCTTTGCCATGTCCGAAAGACTGTCCGGGATGGGGGTAGCGTCGATTGAGTAATTCTTCTCGTCGGTCGGCAGTAGCATGTCTGCCACGCGCGCGCAGAACGCATCCGTATACGGGCGCGTGATGTTCAGAAACACGGTTGACCGGGTGGAGCTATCCCTGGCGGGCGTTGCCATCCCTACCGGGCGGGAATCCCATGAGGTACGAACCGTGCTGCGGTTGGCGTCGTCTATACCCTCATAGAACTCTTCGTCTTCCCTCCATTCCTGCTCGATGCCGGAACCCTCCCGGTGGGCGATAGCCTCGGCCCGTCGGCGGGTTAACGACTGGCCGAGCGCATCCAAGCGCTCTATGCTGTCGGATGATTCGTTTTCTATCAAAGGTAAAGTGCCTCATGGGTGAGGGCCAGCATGAATAAACCCGCCAGCGGGCTTCTGCTGGCGTTGAACCGGGTCCAGGCGGTATTGCTGCGTCTGGTTTCCCGGTGGAAGTCTGGGTCGCTGCCGTCTACGCGCCGGACGGATCCGCCAACCGATCGGATGGACAGCCACGCGGCGAGCGGGGTAGCGGCGGCGAAGGCTACCGGGATCACCCATACGCGCGGGTCGAAATAGAACGTGGCGAGCGCCGCGGGTGCGCCCCAGATCAGGCCGAGCGCGGCAAGTGACAGCCAGGCATTATCGAGCATCGGGCCGACTTGCCACTTCTCTGCGCCGAGCTTACTTGGCCGCTCGCCGTGGATGGTCGGACCGAGGGCGTTCCCCATGCCGACTGTTCCGCCGGCGGCGACCAGAACGGCAATAGCGAGGCCGACAAGATCGAACGGATGGCCCGCCAAGGCGGCGACGCACCAGCCGATTGTCAGCAGACAGACAAACTTAGGTAGCCACTTTGGGCGCTTATTATTTGGCATGCCGCGTGTCCAGTCGGCGAGGCCCATCAAAACGATAGCCGCGAAAAGTAGGTTCATTTTCAGATATCTACCTCATGTCGTCGCAGTAGGAAGCGGGAGAGATGGGACTGAGCAGGTGGACGGGTAACGGCCAACACCATTAGTAATGCGAACGTTACTTATCCAACCATTCATGCTATACAAGTCAGAATCTCCGCCTATTCTCGGTGAATTTGAATTTGCAAGCACACCGAGAGATGACGTGGCAGTTCCGCCTAATGTCCCGTTTAGATATGTTCTAATGGCGCTGCCTGTTCTGTTTATAGCAACGTGATACCAGGTATTGACTGAAATTGTACCCACAGTGACATTAAATATGTCGGCAGATGTGCCGTTAGAAGTGGCCCATGCGATTATATTTCCTGTAGTTGCTTCTACATAAAAAACTACAGAACCATATGTTGACGCATCGGTGCGTTTTGTGTAAATCATCCGGTAGTCAGCAAAGTTGGGAAGTCTAATCATTGCTTCTATGGTGAAATCATTAGTGCCGAAATCAAATAACGAATCGTCGGCCATTGATAATAAATCACCAGTACCATCAAATAACCCGGAAGAAGTCATGCCGGTCGGCTTTTGAGCCGTGTCATACTGAGCGTTTGCAACCGTAGTTATCGTTCTGGCGTAATTTGACTGGTCGGCAAAGGAGGTAGTAGCGTCTCCCTTGTTGTCGTTGATGCAAAGCAAGGCAACATTATCCCAATACGGGTCTGTGCTTGTACTCGATGCAGGCATTGCTATCCCGCCAGGAATCATGACCAGTTCTTCGTCAAGACAGCGTGGATGGAGGTCGTGGTTCTGACCACATAATCAAGCCTGTCCACGGCGCTGTTCGTTGCCGTTACAGTCGGGGCCGAACCACCGGCGAAGTCCCAATAACTCCCGTAAGCCAGAGTCTTTGGGCTGGAAGCATGTTGGGTTAGAAAAATAGACCCGGATTGCCCTGCCACAAGATTAGTCGGGTTAGCGAGGGTCGTGTTCTCCGTGAAGGTGTGCGAGAAGAAGTTGTTGAGCGAGGCGTCCACCGCAATAGACGCAGCAGTTGAGGTTAGAGCGGTGATAGACCCGCGTTGGGCTTTGGTGAAGGTGTTGTTCTGTGCCCTTGTGACCACCGGGTCGCCTTCAACCGCTATTACACCAGCAGCAGACCTTGAGATAGTAGTATCAGAAGCGTGGCCGAGTTCAACCGAACCAACGCCTATGGCGGTGCTTGTGGAGGCGGTGATGCCAGAAACAGGGAGTGAGCCGCAGTTGGTGAGAGTGCCGGAAGCAGGAGTGCCCAAAGCCCCGCCGCTTAATAGAACAGCGGTTCCTTCAACGGCTATCGCGCCTGCGCCTGTCCGGGTTATTGTCGTATCTGTGGCGTGACCCAACTCAATCCCGGTAAACTGGGGGGAGTCAGCAGTCGTAAGCCCGACAGTCCCGGCTTGAGGGAGTCCGGTGCAATTTGTTAAAGTGCCGGAAGCAGGGGTTCCTAATGCGGGTGTGACTAGGGTCGGGGACGTGCCGAACACCAAAGAGCCTGATCCTGTTTCATCTGAGATGACCCCGGCTAATTGAGCGGAAGTCGTGGCAGCGAATTGGCTTAGTGGATTGGCGACAAGTGCGTCACCGCCGCCTGCTATTGCCTGCCATGAAGAAGTCCCGTCACCATCCTCACGGAGGAATTTAGTGCCCCCTGCTTCTCCAGTAGAGAGGATAGCAGAGCCTTCATAAGCCGTGCAGTTGGAGAGGTTGCCGGAAGATGGGGTCCCTAGAGCACCCCCGGAAGTTAAATAACTACCTGCCGCTTGATAGAGCGTATCGAAGTAGGTTTTGAGCGTAGCCTTGAGGTTGGCCCATGTTAGTTTCTTGAGGATATATGCCGCAGCTGAGTCCGTTATGGGGAGTTCATCGGCATCAACTGGAGTTGTTTTGGATGTAGCGGCGTTTGTTGCGGGAGCA